CCCAAGAATACCAGTGGGAATAAGTTCAATAATTTCAGCCAACGGGACTACGATTACGATGCGTTGGAAGCGGAGTTGCTTAATTCGACACCACAGGGAGGATGAAATGGAGAGAAGAAAAAGCGAAGGAAGGTGTAAATAAGTGAGTAATGTATTGGCAAGAAAGAGAAAGCGTATGCAGCCGTTGGGGTATACCAAAGATGAACTGCTTCGGATGCAGCGCTATGCAAAGACACAAAGCAATACCAATGATCTGATCGAAGAATCTTTTTTGAATATTCGGTTGATTTCATTTCAGATTCTTCATGACAAGTTTGGATTTGGATATAAGAGACTGATGAAAGTTGAAAAGATCATAACGGAATATTTGAACACAACGGCGGCAGGCGGATTATCGACAGAGCAGTTGCAGTTTTACATGAGAGAAAAGTGTGGAATTGATGCGAAAGCAGAAGCAAACAGGGTTCCTTTTAGAGAAAGCTTTTCCCTGGTCGAAAGGAAAGTTGCCCCGGGTTCCATGCAGACCGCCGGAAAATTTCTGGCAGCATCGATCTGTAATTACTATGCGCTTCTTGGTGTATGCCTTAAGACGGGATTTAATTTCTCAAAAAGACAGGTGGCGGAGACGCTGGAATGGATCAGATATTACATCAACAGCCTTGCAACAGGGTATGAAACGATGACAGGTATCGCAAGTGTAATGAAACAGGAGTGTAAATACTGCGATCCGAGGTTTATAGGAAAGACATATGAGGTGTGAATATGCATAGAGACAGCAAGGAGCGCCGCAGGCGCATGGCGGAAATCAGTGAGAAGATGACACGCCCAAGCAAGCATGTGAGCGTGGAGGCGATTAAGAGGTTTCGAGAAGTGCCGTATCAGTTGCGGTGCGGAAGGGAGCAGGGGAAATGATTGAATGCATGAAGAACATGGCAAAGCGTCCGGAGTTTGGGCGGTGGATTCCGGTAAGCGAGAGGTTGCCGGAAGATTGCGTCCCGGTCAACATTACATATGTGAATCATAATCCGGAATCTTATTACGCGAACATCAAAGATGTACCGTTTACGGCAACAGGGGTACATTACTCGGACGCATGGTACTGGTGGTCAACGACTTGCACTGATTATCTTGCAGAATACGGCAGATGTGATGTTGATATGGTCGATACCGATGTCGAGATAATAGCCTGGATGCCACTGCCAGAGCCGTACCGGGAAAGTGAGGAAAAATAATGGGTTGCGAAAAAGAATGCAAACTTGGAAAAACATATTGCTGCATGGAGTGCCCGAGCTACGATATATGCCGGGAAAAGCGCAAGAACAGAAAATTGAGTTTTGAAAAAGCGGTGAAGTGGATTGCCGTTAGCATTGCGGTTATCGCCGGAATCAAGATGACGGGATCGGCGTGGTGCCTGTGGGCGTTTGCTTTGCCGATACTGGCAGATTAGGAGGGATAGTATGTACAACATGGATGTAACCAATAGCCTTTGTTCACTTCCGGCAACGGATTTGAACTTTACGGCAGATCTGAAACGAGCAACATCGGATCGGATTCGGCTTGCGATTGAAAAGATGCAGAAAAACGGAGGGAAGAATAAAACAAGGATTGCCGCATGTGAAAGAGAATTGAAGCGGAGAGACAGAGAACGTGGAGAATAGATATTTATTTCGCGGAAAGTAGATTGGTAACGGTCAGATGGCATTTGAGATTGTTGGTGTGAAATGAAAAAGAGAGGTGTTAGCCCCTCTTAATCCAAGTAATGTCATATCCCATAATTTCTGCTAAAGCCAGGCATTCACTGTATTTAATGGTTCCACGTGATAGTTTATTAGAAATATTTTGAGTGGTTGTTGGCTCATGTGTTTTATTATACTCAGCAACTATTTCTGTTAGAGTCATACCGCTTTTGGCAATATAGGATTTTATTTCATTACGAATATCATTACTCATAAGATACACCTCCTGTGTTTAATTATACGATATAGAATAAAAATATTCAATAGAGTGTAAAAATATTTGCTTAAGTGTTGACAATTGTTTCGTTATAGTGTATAACAAAACTATAATAAAACAAAAAACACGGAGGTAACAAGTATGTATGAAGTAATCAATGAGGAATTAGGTATCAAGGCATGTGGACTGGATGATTTAACGGCAGAGCAGGTAAATCACTTTTTGGGGCTTTGGGAAGATGGTGCGAGAATTGGAACGCTCACGGTATTCTTTGAAAATGAGACAGGGGATTTGGTTTTGAATAAGGACAATGAGATGTATGACACATACAGAGAACTTGCAGAAATATACATGGGGGCATCGTCAGATCGTCGCGAAGAAATCTGGGAGAATTGTCCAGTGCCGCAGATGAAAGAAACAATAAGAGTAATGGAAAATTGCTTGAAATTCCGGAGAACAGAAAAGGAATTGTTCAGAGCAAGAAAAAATTATATCGCATGTGAGCCGTCTTATGCGATCTTGAGTGAAATCCGTAAAAAGTATGATTTGGCAGGAGCAGTAAGCGTAGCATTTCGATATGGCATCATGCAGGGAAAACGAATGGAGAGAGCAAAAAAGAAAAGACAATCCGTTATCGCCTAGCCAGCACTTGGGATTGTCTTAAACACAAGGAGTACCTTGTAAGCTGATTATAGGGTACTCCGAAACTAAAAGCAAGAGAAAAGGAGAAAAAAATAGATGAACGATTTAATGATTTTTGAAGGACATGAGGTAGAAGCATTTGAATTTGAGGGACAGGTGATATTCAATCCATATCATGTAGGTGCTTGTTTGGAAATTGGAGAAAACGGAGTGAAATCTGCTGTTTCTAAGATGAATGATAAACAGGTAGTTAAGCTGACAAATTCTAAAGTTGCTAAATACAACTTTAGAAAATTGCATAATACTGGGGAGAACTTTATCACAGAAAGTGGTGTCTATAAGTTGGTATTCAAGAGCCATAAGCCAAACGCTGAAAAATTTACAGATTGGATTGCCGATGAAGTGCTTCCTGCATTACGCCAGACAGGACATTATGAGATGCAGAAACAGAGAACAACCAAGAAAGCGCATACAGAGAGTTTATCAGCAGTAAATAATGCGGTTAAGATTCTTACACCTATGCTCGCGGCGGCTGGATGTGATAGCAAGATACAGCTTCTTACGGCAAAGTCACTTTATGAAAAGGCAGATGTAATGCTTCCGGTACTGATTGAAGCAGATCAGCAGTATTTTGATACGGTACATATTGCCAGACAGGTAGGCATTTACTATCAGAGCTCCGGTAAGCCGGCAGATAAGGCAATCAATGAGATCATTCGGCGGCTTGATTTGCCAGAAAACATGTACATTGAAACATGGGAGAGCAAGGGGAAATGGCAGGGGACGGTTAGAAAGTATGCGTCGGAAGTTAGTGACATGGTACGTGTATGGTATGCGGATCAGGGCTATCCAAGAGACATTGAATATGTACAGAGTGATGGTCAGACAAAAGCATATCACGTGATCTGGCGTGGCGGCGAGGTGGCTGTATAAAAGTAGTTACTTAAGATTAGGCAAACCGAAAAACATTGGTTTGCCTAATTGTGTCGGAAAAATTGAACATTGACAATTGAATATTGATGGGTGGTGTAGTATGATTCTTGGTAGTAATACAAAGGAGGAAGTTTTCGATGGATGAGATAACGATTGGAATAGATTTTATGAAAATTGGATGGGTTGTAGCTGTTCCTCTGATAGTAACCTGCATTATTACATATGCACTTAATTGCAAAATATCGGAGTTTACATTTGCGTTATTGAAGGCATTCTTTTATGGGATGCTTGAATTTTATATGTGGAGATATGTATGTAAAAAGGGGATGACGGAGATAGGTGTTGTAACGGCTTTCACTTCAATCTTTTGTGGTCTTGAATGTGGAGACAATATTGTAAAGGTTATTTGCATGATAATAGAATATTTTAAGAAATGGGCAAAAGTAATAAAAAATAAATAAATATACACCAACCGTCAATATTCGATGGTTGGTATTTTTTTGCGCAAAATTTGAAAGGGGGAATGTACTTGGATGAAAAAGAGATATACGAGATCTGCATGAGCGTGGACAGCTTTATTGCTGCGGAACTGACAGAATCCATCGTGCGCGGCACCAGCTACGATATGCTGGAAGCCCACCACGGCATTCTCCCAATCAGCAGGAGACACTTTTACCGGAAAAAGGAAATTGTGCTGGAAATTATAGAAAAGCGAACGACGCGGCTGGTGGAAGAGAAGAATGGGCAGTATATGATTGAGTGGGGAAGAGAGGAGTAGCAACCTCTCTTTTATTATGCCTAAGGTTGGCACAAATCCTCTGAAATACAGCTTTATAATTATGGTATGAGGTTAGAAATATACCATTTAACAGAGAGGATGTGAGATAGTGGAGAATTACGAGAAAGCAGAACTGGATTACATGGCAGGAATGAAATATAAGGACATAGCGGGGAAGTACGGAACCACTATCAACACTGTCAAGAGTTGGAAGAAACGGTATGGGTGGAATCGGGAAGGGGGTGCACCCAAAACAGAAAAGGTGTGCACACAAAAAAGTAAGGGTGCACACAAGGTGGTAGCACCTATAGATGATGGCACGAAAGCGACATTGCAGAACGACGATCTTACACCGGAACAGCAGATGTTTTGCATATATTACAGCCGGACATTTAATGCGGCGCAGAGTTACCAGAAAGCATATGGTTGCAGCTATGAAAGCGCAATGGTACTTGGAAGTAAGTTATTAAGAAATGTTAAGGTTCGAGCAGAAATTGAACGCCTTAAAGAAATCAAGCGTCAGCAGATAGTCGCGGGCGCAGAGGACATTGTTGAATTGCAGATGAGGATTGCTTTTGGAGATATTGGTAATTATATGTCATTCGGGCAGAAAGAAATCGAAGATCCAGAAACTGGCGCTGAGTATATGGTTAGTACTGTTGATTTGAAAGAATCGAAGAATACGGATACACAGATCATTCGAGAAGTCAAACGCGGAAAAGATGGTATATCTGTAAAATTAAAGGACGAGCAGAAAGCTATTGACTGGCTGACGAAGTTTTTCGAGATGAATCCAGATGATAAGCACCGGAAAGAATTTGACAAGCGCAAGCTTGATCTGGAACTCCTCAAGCTAGAGATGCAGACCAAAGAGAGTGCAGACGACACCCCGGAGCAGGACAACTTCTTAGAAGCCCTGAATGCGTCAGCACAGGAAGTGTGGTCGGATGAATGATTGGGAAAGCATTGATAGACGCATAGCCAAGTTAAAAGAAAACATCATGCGAAATGCTGTTCGGATGAAAAGGAAGTACCAGCAGAACGGTTTTGAGTTTCGCCCGTTCTCAACCAAGCAAAAGAAAGTCCTTACCTGGTGGTGCGATACATCCCCAGTAAAGGATATGGACGGCATCATAGCGGACGGAGCAATCCGAAGCGGCAAGACGTTAAGTATGTCACTAAGCTTTGCACTGTGGGCTATGAGTACATTCAATCAGCAGAACCTTGGCATGGCAGGAAAGACAATCGGATCATTTCGGCGAAATGTTCTGTTCTGGTTGAAACTCATGTTGAAGAGCCGGGGATACAAGGTCGCAGACCATCGTTCTGACAATATGGTAGAGATATCCAAGGGCGATACAGTCAACTTTTTTTATATCTTTGGCGGTAAGGATGAGCGGTCACAGGATCTCATTCAAGGTATTACGCTTGCGGGTATGTTCTTTGACGAAGTGGCACTGATGCCGGAATCCTTTGTCAACCAGGCAACAGGACGATGCTCTGTAGATGGTTCAAAGTTCTGGTTTAACTGCAACCCAGACAGCCCTAGTCATTGGTTTAAGGAAAATTGGATTGATAAATCAACCGGTTATCTGGGGAAGAAAAAAGTTGAGGAGATAAGGCAAAAGTCAGCCGAGGAAAATAAGCCGGATGGATTAAAAGAGATTATCTATCTGCATTTTACAATGGACGATAACCTTTCCCTGTCTGAGAAAGTAAAGGCACGCTACCGGGCGATGTATAGCGGTGTGTTCTATGACCGTTTTATCCTTGGACTGTGGGTAATAGCCGAGGGACTTGTATATGGCATGTTCGATAAGGAGAAAAACATCTTCCACGGGGAATATGAGTATAGCCCACAATCATCTTATTATCTGTCTATTGATTACGGAACCATGAACCCGTTCGCAGTAGGTTTGATGGAGCTGCAG